TGACAACCTGGTCTTTCGTGAAATTACAGATGATGAGATTAAGAAATTTGATAATATACGCCAGGGTATTGACTGGGGTTATGGGGCGGATCCATTTGCTTTTGTTCGCTGGCATTATGATAAAACCCGCAGAAAAATATATGCTCTGGATGAATTATACAGAATTAAGCTAAGCAACAGAGAAGCTGCTGAGTGGATAAAGAGTAAAGGTTATCATACCACGTTAACTATTGCTGATAGTGCTGAACCAAAAAGTATAGATGAAATGAAGAGGTATGGAATCAGAATAAAAGGAGCTAAAAAAGGACCAGGGTCAGTTGAATATGGCGAGAAGTGGTTAGATGACCTTAATGAGATTGTAATAGATCCGAAGAGAACTCCCAATATTGCCCGGGAGTTTGAAAATATAGATTACCAGGTTGATAGGGATGGTAACATTAAAAATAAATTGATTGATGAGAACAACCATACTATCGATGGTACCAGGTATGCCCATGAAGATGATATGAACATGGGCGGAGTATCATTCTTAAAATAAGGAGGTGTTAACTTGATAACCCAAACAGATATAGTTAATAAACTTTTAGCTGATAATGGAACCTCAACCATGGCCAGTATAGTCCAGGAGCTTATCCAGGAGCATGATACCAGGGACATGGAGATCGGGGTTAAATATTATCATAATCAAAATGATATTAAGAATCGGCAAATATATTATTGGAAGGATGGAGAAAGGGTAGTTGATAAGACTGCAACCAATAACCGCCTACCTCATAACTGGCATAAACTCCTGGTGGACCAGAAGGCTAATTACCTGGTCGGAAAGCCAGTTACCTTCATAGCCAGAAATCTCACAGAAGAAGAAAAAGAATCCTCAGACGATGAAGAGTTTGCAGAGAAGGTCAATGAACTACTGGGAGAGCAATTTGATGATGATATCTGGGAACTTTGTAAAGAAGCCAGTAATAAAGGAGTTGAGTGGCTCCATCCCTATATAAACTTAGAAGGTGAATTTAACTATGCTGTTATTGATGCCAGAGAGTTTATCCCAATATGGGAAACCACCAAACAAAAAGAATTAGCAGCCGGGATAAGATACTATATCCTCAATGTCAATGGTGAGGACCGGATCCGGGCGGAATATTGGACCAGAGATACAGTAACCTATTATCTGGAGAATGAAGGCGGGGAATTGCAGCAGGATGGTGAAGAAGAGCTACATTTTTATTATAATGGAGAACCCCGGTCATGGGGTAAGGTCCCATTTATTGCATTTAAAAACAATGAGGAAATGACCGGGGACCTGCAGCAGTATAAAGAGTTAATTGATAATTATGATAAGAATGTATCAGACCTGGCCAATAACCTGGAGGACATTCAGGATGCTGTCTGGGTCCTGAAAAATTATGCTGGCCAGAGTTTAAAAGAATTCCAGGAGAACCTTAGGTATTATAAAGCCTTAAAAGTTGATGGCGAAGGAGATGCCAAAACTATTACTATTGAAATTCCAATTGAAGCCAAGAAAGAACATCTGGATCGGTTGGAGGAAAATATCTATACTTTTGGTCAGGGAGTTAATACCAAAACAGATAAATTTGGCAATTGCCCTACTGGTGTGGCTCTTAAGTTTATGTATGCTCTATTAGATCTAAAAGCAGATAAGACAGAAAGGAAATTCAAGAGAGCTATTAGAGAATTTCTCTGGTTTATCGCCGAGTATTTCAAGTATGCAGAAAAGAAAGAGTACGACTATCGGGCAATCCAGATTACCTTTAACAAGTCCATACTAATCAACGAGGCAGAGAAAATCCAATCCGCTACTATATCAAAAGGGCTCATCTCAGATGAGACCATTGTAGCTAATCATCCCTGGGTAGAAAACCCGCAAGAGGAACTCGAACGCCTGGAAGAACAGAAACAGCAGACGCAGGACTTATATGGCGCCAGACTCCTCGAAGAACTCGACGCAATAACCAACGAAACCGCAGGAGTTGAACTGTGATGACGAATGAAGAAAGGTATGAACTCATCCAAAAAGCGTACCGGAAGAAATACCTTTTACTCCAGGCACAACTCGAGAAAGAATTCAGCGGCATCTCGAAGAAATTAATGGAGAAAATAAACCGGATAGCTTTTGATTACTCGGATGCAGAGGGGAAGTTTCTAGTATCGCAACGCAACCAAATCAATGCAGAAATCGAGGCCGTTAGTTATTGGCTCTCGAATGAAATTAAAGACTGGTTAGATGAAAACATCGTCAAGGCTGCCAACATTGCAATCGAAGGACAGGATAATGCGACGGAGTACTATATCCGCTCATTGATACAACAGGCAGCGGAAAAAGACAAAGCAACTCTTTTGAGAGCTCTTGGTGGAAACGGTGTTCTGCTCCGCGCAAGATACGGTGAGGGCCTTGCAGTTGCGGTCCAGAACGTTGTCTGGAAAACACGCTGGAGTGATGGATTTGCTCTGTCTGAGAGGGTCTGGAAATACGGTGCGCTTGTAAGCGGAGAACTGCAAGACATGGTGGAACAGTGCGTCAACCAGGGTCTGAGTGCAGTCAGCTTCTCCAGAGCAGTTGAGCAGTATCTGGATAAACCCGGTCCGGCCTGGACGACAGCAATACGACCCAGTGTAACGGGCAGGGGAAGCATTAAGTACAATGCTCTGAGATTGGCCAGAACTGAAACTAATAACGCTTACAGAGAGGCGCAGATTCTTAGTGCAAAAGAAAGCGAAATTGTGAAGGGAATCAAGTGGAACCTCTCACGCAGCCACACCGGCGAACACGACTGCGAGTGCGAGAAGTTCGCAACACAAGACCTGTATGGCCTGGGTCCAGGTGTGTACCCTCCAGACAAAATTCCAATATCGCACCCTAACTGCATGTGCTATCTAACAGATGTGCTGTATGAGGGCGAGGAATTAATAAGGATTCTAGAAAAGAAATATGCTGCATGAAACGCCTTTTCAGTACTGTAGGCGTAAAAGAACAGGACCGTTTCGAGGACGACACCCTCGTAAAAAAACGTACACGGAAAGGATGAGATGAATGGGTTTAAAGGAATTGTTAGGTGAAGAATTGTTTGCACAGGTTAAGGAGAAACTGGGCGATAAGGAGCTAATCATTAACGATGGGTCATTCGTTCCCAGGGAAAGACTTAATGAGGTGGCACAGCAGCGTGATGAATATAAAAACATGCTCGAAGAAAGAGACAATCAACTTGAAGAACTCAAATTAAAAGCGACCGGGAACGAGGAGTTGCAAAAACGTATTCAGGAACTAGAAGAACTGAACAAGCAGACAAAAGAAGAATACGAATCAAGGCTCGAGGCCCAGAAGTTTGACTATGAGCTTGAAAAAGCAATCAGAGAAGCCGGCGCGCGCAATGTAAAGGCAGTGAAGGCGCTACTGAACACAGAACAGGTTCAACTCGTGAATGGGCAACTGGTCGGACTAGAAGAGCAGCTCGAAAACATCAAAAAGACAGACGACTATCTCTTTGGCGAAACCGGCTTGAAGGGCCGGGATTTCACCGAAGGCGATGGAAAATTTGACGATGAATACAAAGATAACCCCTGGGAGAGGGGAAAAGAAAATCTTACAAAACAGGCTCAAATCTTGAAGGAAAACCCTGACAAGGCTAGAGTCTTGATTAGAAAGGCAGGGCTAAATCCTTCTAAATATGGCCTGTAAAATTTAAGAAGGAGTTGATAAATAATGACTACCAGTAATAACAACACGATAACAGCTGAGACTACCAGAATAGGTGATATAATTCAGCCTGAGGTGTTTACACCTTACACAATACAAAAGACCATGGAGAAGTCTGCTCTTATTCAGAGCGGGATTGCTGAAAATACAGCGGAGTTTGACGCGTTAGCAAGCGGTCCGAACACACTGATTAACATGCCCTACTGGAACGACCTCACCGGCGACGCTGAGGTAATGAATGATACCGATGAGACTATGCCTGGAAAAATCACAGCCAGCAAGGACGTTGCAAGGAAATTGGCATTCACAAAGTCCTGGGCGGCAAACGGGCTGGCCGCGTTGCTTTCCGGCGACGACCCGATGGGTGCTATCGCCGACCGTGTAGCTGACTACTGGACAAGATGGTATCAGCAGATACTCTTATCTATTCTCGAGGGTGTTTTCGCCTCCTCGACTATGGCAGACAAAATACACAATATTTCCAACCAGCAAGGCAATGCTGCGCTTATTTCCGGAAAGACCTTCTTGGATGCTGCGCAGAAGATGGGAGATGCTAAAGACTTGCTTGTAGCAGTGATGATGAATAGTGCAGTTGAAACATACCTTGCAAAGAATGACCTTATCGAATACCTGCCCGATTCAGAAGGAAAACCATATATCCGGCAGTTCCTCGGCAAGAGGGTAATCGTAGACGACTCTATGCCTTTTGTCACACAGAACGGAAACAAAATAGGTGTCGCGTACCTTTTCGGTTACGGTGCTATCGCCTGGGGTAACGGTACTCACCCGGACATCATCCAGACTGAGGTTGTGCGGAAAGGCCTTTCCCTTGCTGGCGAGGATGTGCTGGTCAACAGGAGATTGCCATTACTGCATCCACGTGGAGTGAAATGGATTGAAACAAATGTTGAAGGTAACTTCCCGACCTTAGAGGAACTCGAAGAAGGCAGCAGATGGGAAAGAGTATATGAGCCGAAGGCAATTCGCATCGTGAAGTTTGTGTTCAAGGTTGAATAGGGTCAGGTGGTCCTGACCCTTCCCTTTTTGGGAGGTGATAGAGTGAATCATTTTGAAAGAAGGACACAGAGACTCCGGGAACAGTATTTGAAGAAAATACAGACGCAGAAATCTGAGAAAAAGCCGGGGGTAGATATTGAAGAATACGCAGTCGGCGGTAACTGGTATGAAATCCCTGGCGTAGGTAAGGTTCAGGGCAAAAAGAAAGCACTCGAGGCACTGAAAGAGGTTGAAGCAGATGACTGATGAGCAGAAAAGGGAAGCGTATCTCGAATGGATTAATGCAGAGACTGGGCAAAACTATCAAATTGATGAATTGCCAGCATTGGTGGAACTTGTACTCGACAAACTGCTTGAGATGGATGGAGACAAGGCTAATATCAAAGCAATGACTCAGGGCGGCCGGTCTGTTACCTTTACAGACGGGGTAGGGGATAAAATTAAGGAAATGCTCGCGCCTTTAAGGAGGTTGAGGTGGTAATGTGTTTCCGGTCGTATCAGTAGAAATAAAACGGAGAATAGAAGGGTATACAGACGACAGCGGCAACTGGGTTCCAGCAGGAGAACATGTGATTGCAACAGCAGACGCGGACATTCAACCTCTCAGTGGATTTGAACGCAACGCATTCTTACAGACGACATATGAAAGCACTCACCGGGCCTTTATAAACATAAATGATATTCATTATGAAGATGGCTACTCAAGCATAGAGCAAGGGGATAAACTCGTTGACGCGGACGGGACAGAGTATACAGTTACATTCGTGGCAAACTGGCTATTCCATATCGAGCTAGATTTGAGGGAGAACAATGGAGATTAGAGCCGAACTGCAAGGGTTAGAAGAAACATTCAGGCAGATGGATGAACTTGTCAGGCGTCAGGAACAGGCACTCAAAGACTGCCTGGAATGGATTTTGAGGGCTATGGTGAACTATGTTAAAGAAAATGGCCCGTGGACAGACCGGACCGGCAACCTCAGAAACTCAATCTCCTGTAACATTGAGAAAATAGAATCCCTGCCGGCCGACACAGACCCGGCGACAGTCAAGGCAAGGATCATGGAATACGAGAATCCGGTTCTGCAAATAGAAGGCGACGACTACACGGGCGCTATATCTGCGAATATGGAATACGCTATCTGGGTTGAAACAACCTCCGGATATTGGGTCTTGCAGGGTGCAATTGACGCTTTCGAACCGCTGATTGAAAAATATTTTTCCGACTTCCTGTCTGTTGAGAAGCCTGACCTCGAGCACATTGCTTCCGTGCAGTATGCAAAGTATTACGGTGGTGATTAGATGAATCCAAACGATATACTGAAACAGGCACTGTTGAAACTGGAAGGGGATGATGCTCTTAAGTCCTTGTTAGGCACTGTCAGTGCTGTCAAAGGGCCACGAAGGCCTACCGGCTGGACCGAGTGCTTCACATTGCATATATCCAGCAATCAAAGGAATCCAGATACAAAAGTCCACAGTGGTACGCTACTCATCAATTACTATTGCCCGAATTATCCGGATGGAAATGTCGATATTGAAAAAAGCGGCCAGGTGGCCAGCAGATTAATCGAGATATTCGATGACAACCCGCCGGAAATACAAGGTTACCGCATAGCCGACTGGTCTGTTAGGGAGCCTATCGGTCCGATTCCGGTTCAGGATAACCCGGAGAAGGAGAGTTATACGACTGTAAGAATCAGCTTTACGGTCTTGAAGGAGTGATGTAATGAAGGTAAAAGCAATTAAACCTGTTTTTTACAACGGATGGAAGCATGAAGGCGATATATTCGATATAGACAGAAAACATGCTGGTGAATTGTTAAAAACCAGAAAGATAGAGGTAATTGAGCAGAAAAAAGAAAGGGAAGGTGAGGATAATGGCGCTTGAGCCTGTAGCTGTAGAAAAAATGGATATAGGGCCTTGTGCGGTTTATTTTGGGTCCACTATCCCCGTTTATTTAGGTAGAACACAGGGGGAAACTGTAGTTCAGTACAGTATTGAAACGCAAACACTCGAAACCGAAGAGGACGGTGTAATCGACGAAATCGTGAGCGGCGACTCAATGACTGTAACAATCCCTCTCGTTTATACAGACGCAAAAAGCCTGTCAAACATTATCCCCTGGGGCAATCTGGTCGAAGGGGCAGAGGAAAGTAAGCTAGAAATCCCGAAAGCAGTCGGAAAGCGGCTCTCTGAATATGCAGACCGGCTCACTATCCACCCGCTCTCTATGGACGATGACGACAAGAGCAAAGACATCACTATACACAAGTGCTACCCGAAACCTGGTCCAATTTCCTTTACTTACGCCAGGAACGGAAACAGGATTGCTAATGTTGAGTTCGTGGCCATGGAAGCGGAGGATGGAAAATACATCACAATTGGAGATAAGGACATTACTGAATGATAATAGCCCTCATTGCGAGGGCTTTTTTCACTATAAGGAGGGATGAGTAAATGAAAATACAAGGCACTAACATATCCATGATTCGTGGAGATAGTGAAGCAATAAAAGTATCATGTAGAGATGAAAGTGGAGTTGATATTCCTTTAGTTGAAGGCGACATTGTATATTTTACAGTTAAGAGAAGTACTTACACAGAAGAAAAAATACTACAAAAGATTGTAACTGAATTTACTGACGGTGTTGCATTAATTACTATATTTCCAGAGGATACGCGAGAATTAAAACCAGGTGCCTACTATTATGATATACAACTTAATAGAGCAAATGGGCAAGTTAAAACAATCATCCCACCTTCAAGATTCATTATTAATGCGGAGGTAACGTATGAATAATATAATAGGAACCATAGAAAGTTCAATGGAAGTAATAGTAGAAATGAAAGATGCTGGCCCTAGGGGCGAACCGGGTCCTAAAGGCGAAAAGGGAGATAAGGGTGATAAAGGCGATAAGGGAGATAAGGGCGATACAGGTAAAGGTCTTGAGTTCAGTTGGAACGGTACTCAGCTCGGAGTGAGAGTTGAAGGCGATGCAACATACCAGTATGTAGACCTTAAAGGCGATAAGGGAGATAAGGGTGATACAGGCGAAAAGGGAGATAAGGGTGATACAGGCGAAAAGGGAGATAAGGGTGATAAAGGCGATAAGGGAGATAAGGGCGATAAAGGTGACCCTTCTACAGTAAATAACATTGTAGCGGTAGATGGTAATATAGAATTAACAGCAAATGATATTCCCTATGATGAAGATACATCAGTACAAGGTGCTATTGATGAACTTAGGCAACAAACTAACACTTTGGATGCCGATGTTGTTGCACATAAGGCAAAAAAAGCGACTGAAACAGAATATGGACATGTTAGATTGGCAGACTTACCTGTGGGCTCATCCCAGGCAGGTAAACGTGTTGCCAGATTTACAATTGGTACAACTCAAAATGGGTGGACAGCAGAAGAAGTTGACTATTTATGCGACGGAGTAGACGACCAAGAAGAAAT